GCCCAGCCTGCTTTCGCCTTGCTGGCGCGTACTGACTCGATAGTAGGCCACGGCTGGCGCCGCGGTTCCCGTGCCGCTGTTCTTTGTCATACTACAAACACCCCTTTGAGGAATGTAAAAACGGGGGCGAAAAAAAGTATGGCCGAGGGTGAAACTACCCCCGGGCCCGGCGGCCGGGCCGTGCCCCCGCGGGAACCCCGCGCCGCCGGCCGGTCCTCCGGTGGCGCCGGTAGATCGCGGTCCTCCCCATGAAATGACACGCTGCCGGTGGATGATCGCCCCACGGGCCGCCAGGCGCGGCAGGCGCCCTACTTCATCGCAGCCCAGATCCCGGCGGCCACTGCCGCAGCGATAGCCGCGATCGCGCCGGCCCGCCAGCCGTTACGGCTCCGCTCGAGGCGCTTCGCCTTCTGCTCCGCCAGACGAATCCGCTCCTCCGCCTCCGCTACCTGCTGATCGGCCGATGCCAAAGAAGCCCTCGACTCGTCCAACGAAGCCATAGCATCCCGCAACTGCTGCCGCAAACTCAGGATCTCCTCCAGCAGCGCCCGAGGGTCCGGGGAGTCCTTCAACAATTGCTCGGTACTCGCCAGCTTCTCGGAGAGCTGCGTCACGGCTCGCTCGAAGCGCTCGGATCTGTCCTTCCAGTAGTTCCGCTGCTCGATCAGCAGCGACAAGTCGAGCCGCTGTTTCGCGGTCTCGGCGCTCGTGATCGGCGATGGACTGTCGGGCGCCGTCGAGGTCTGTGCGGACAGCGACGAGGTCGGCAGACAGAGCCACGCTATCACCGCTATCACCGCGCAGGCGAGCCACGCGCGAGGTCTGCACCGCCAGCGCGACCGCCAGGCCGAGCACGAGCGCGCCGGCGACGGCCCACGGTACGATCTTCCGTGCATTCATGCCACCTCCTGCGGGTGGTAGTGCAGCGTCGCCACCCGACCGTGTTCGTTGTTCCAGACGAACGCCTGCGCTTCCCGCTGCGCCTGGTAGCCTTTGGAAGCCGACCAGGCTGAGGGTGTCGCCAGCGAGGGGATCACGACGACCCGCACGCCGCGGCGCTCGGTTTCCTGCTGGTAGCTGCGCGCCTGGGAGTGGTGGAAGTGCCCGACGTGTACCTCGCGGTACACGGTCGCCGCCCAGTCCTCCTGCACCTCCGTGGCCATGATCAGCGGCAACTCGTCGATTCGAAGCCCGTCACCGTGAGCGAATCCGATCAGGCACGAACCGTGCCGCACGTATTTGCGCAGCGTCGGGCCGTTGTCGACCTCCACGTCTCGGCAGTTGTGGTACCAGCAGGAGAGGGACTCGCCGAGGTAGTAGGTGCGCTCCTCGTCGTGATTTCCAGAGAGCACGAGCACCTTCACCGGCGCGAGCTCGCGCAGGCGGTCGATGGCCTCCACGACGACGCGCCGGCCGTTGGTGAATGACTTCTGCCACCGGCTATCGGTGTCCTGGGGGGTGCCGTGGACGGTGGTGTTCGCCTGCGAGTTGACGTTGTAGAAATCGTTCCCGATCGGCAGGAGGATGCGCTCGAATCCGTACGGCTGCGCCGACTGCGCCAGGGTCATCACCGCATCCGTGAACACCTTCGCGGCGATCTTGAGGTCGTAGTCTCCGCCGCCCGTCTCCTTGCCCCATGCGAGCAGGCCGAAGTGGAGGTCAGGAACGCTGATCTCGAGGAGGTTGCCGGGCCGCGGCGCGGCGCGCTTCGCCCTCGGGTACCGGGGAGCATGGCGCAGGGCATCGGCGCGGAATGCCGCGAGCACGTCCTCGCGGGACTCCCCTCGCTTCCGCCGCAGCCACGCCTTCACCTGGTAGTTCGTGTACGTCTGAGGCTTGCTGTGACCGGCTGCGGCCCTGCCGAGCGTCACCTCCCACGAGTTGACGATGTAGTGGTCGACCTCCCAGATGCGGAGGTCGACCTTGCTCCACGCGAGCAGCTCCTCGAGGTTGGTGATGTTCGCCGAGCGCGTCGTGATCGTGCGGCTCTCCCCATTGATCTCGTCCGAACAGCTCGTCGCCGCATCGGGCGCCATCTTTGGAAGTCCGCCGGTCTTCGCCTGCCGCCGGTAGCGGGCGACGACTTCGAATGAAATCCCATAGTGCTCGGCAGCCGCCGCATCGCCATGCTCGAGCGCATAGGTGGAGATCTCGCGAGCCCTTGCCTCGCCTATCACCTTCCCTCCACGATCCGCTCCGCGCAGGCGAGGTAACCGGCCGCGTCCGTGAGGTTGTCACGCTTGTGGCGGAACACCTCGCGCGAGAGCTTCAGGCACACCATCATGAGGACCGCCTCCTCGGGCGTGATCTCCTGCCCCGGCTGCAGCTTCTCGGCCAGCAGCCCCGACCACATCTTCGCGGTCTTCGCGAAGTCGCGCTGCGGCGGGCTGTACTGCGCCTCCCGGGGTCCGTAGACGAGCGCCTGCGCCTCCTCGAGCACGGTGCGCTGTTTCACCTGAGCCTCCTCATGCCGTAGACGAACCGGGCGACCGCCCATTCCTTGCGCGCGCCCCGGGACCGCAGCCACCCCCGCAGCATGTAGATGGCCTCGCAGGTGGCGAGCGCCGGGATGTCCCGCCGCATGTAGTCGTAGTGGCCCCAGCCGGGAACCTCGCCGAAGTCCCACGGGTTCACCGGCTCGAGGCCGAGGGCCCGGAGCCGCGCCTCGGCGGCGAGGAACGCGGCCCGATTGTACTCGGGGATCCCGGTCATGGGCCCCGAGATGTAGACCCTCACTGGGCCGGCGGCGTCGGCGGAGCGGTGAGTGCTTCGATCTTCTTCTTCGCCCACTGGATCACGGTGTCGTAGAACAGCGTCGCCAGGGCGAGCGCCCACCACAGCCAGGTCGGAGCCTTCGGGAATGGCTTCTTCAGCCACTCGATGAAAGCGATCGAGATGAGCGCGACGCACAGTGCCAGAACGAAATCGATGACCATGTTCCCCTCCCGTAGTTGATGTGGGGGGCGAGTCGCCCCACCCCCCGTAGTTCTCAGTCCACCTGGACGACGCCGAGCATCACGTAGGTGCCCGACTCCAGCTCCTTGATCCAGATCTGTGCGCCCTCGGCCTGCGTGACGGCGCCGGCGAAGGTCTTGCGGGTGCACTCGAACACCTGCGCATCGAGCGCGTCCCATTCGTTGTTCGCCTGGTCGTAGCTGTAGAACGTCGCCTTGTCGAAGTCGAACGCCTTGCCGAGCCGCTTCGTGAGGAACGAGTTGGTGAGGTTCAGTTTCAACCCATCGGAGGCAATGATGGGGCCAGCCTGGGAGTACGTCATCTTTCCGAACCGCCACATCCCGAGAACCTTCTTGCCCTGGAACTCCGCGCCCGCCTGCGTGCCGTAGGTCTGGGAGAGCTTGGCCGGGCAGGTCACCCCGCCGATCTTCCCGCCGCTTCCGCCATCGACCGGCGTCTGTGTCGTGGTGTCGATGTGGGCGTCGTCGTCCTCGTCAGGGATCAGCCGGCTCTCGCGTTCGGTGTCCGAGACCTTCATGATCCACACCACGCTCATGTTGATGGGCCTGGTCTCGTCGGCCACGCGCGGCGTGCCGTTGACGCTATCAGCGACAGGTACGTCTGACAGGGCGCATGTATTGGTTCCGGTGGAGGTGAATGCTCCGCGCACCCTGACCGATCCAGCACCAAACGTTCCTACGTTCTGCGCCCCCGTCTCGTGCTTATGCCCCTGCATCGCATCGGCCTGGAGGTCGCCCGAGATCGAGCCGCCCCGCAGGAACCGCTTGCCCCCGTTCAGGTTCGGGATCGCCTGCCCGTTGAACGGGGAGTCCGGGTTGTCCAGCGTCCCGCCGTTGCACTCGACCCAGCCAGCCGGCAGCGCCGGACACCCGGTCAGGTTCTTGTGCCACGCCAGAATCGTGCCAATGGGTACGTTCATGTGTTACCTCTTTCGATACACGACCGCGAACCGCTTCTGGTTCGCCCAGAGACTCATGCGCCCGATGCGCCGGTTGAAACCGTTCCTGTCCGGGTACTGATCGGGCCACGGGTCGTTGAAGATGATCTCGTCCTTCTCGTCGTCGTATGCCACGGCAGCCAGGTAGTGCCCGGGATGCTCGAGGCATATCTGCACGGCTCCACTTTCTGCCAGGTACTTCGGAATCTGAATGTGATCCGCGAGCCACACGAATGATGCGTCGGCACCGAAGACTCGTCTGACCGCGAGCGGGTAGTACTGCGGCACCCGGTTCCCGGGTAGCTTGTCGGGCGTGAGGTCCTTCCGCTCCCTCGCGAGCTCGGGGTAGTTGCGCGGGTCGTTCAGGAAGTCGCTCAGGACCTCCTCCGGCTGCGGCAGGTAGGCACCCGGGCAGCGGATGGCGAGGTCGTAGCCGAGGGCGGCCATGCAGTTCACGGCGGCGGTCGGCCCGCAGGTCTCCAGCCAGCCGGCGGCCCCGGTCTTCCGCAGCAGCTCCTCGCTGGGGTTGTTCGTCTGAGCGTAGAAACGGCTGCGGTCACTCCAGAACTGCGCGCCGAAGATCACAGCCCTACCCTCCCAGGAGCCTCTGCACCCACAGGGTGATGGCGACGGTCCCCCCCGCGCCCGCGATGCCGTAGAGGATTTTCAGCGCGAGCTTCCCGCCCTTGTGCTCCAGCTTCTCGACACGCTTGCCGACCTTTTCGATTTTTCCATCCGTTTCTCGGATGGCGTCGTGCGCCGCCTTGAGGTCCCTGTCGGTGGCGGTCTTGAGGGCCTTCATGTTCTCCGTTACCACCGCGAGCGCTTTGGCCGTCTCGCTTCCCTGGCCCTGCACCTGTACCAGCGCAGCCTCGTGCCGATTCACGTTCCCGATGATCGTCGAGTCCTGCTCGCACTTCACGGAGATGGCGCGGTCGATGCTATGGACCTCTTTCAACAGTCCCAGGCGGAAATTGTTCTCGTCGTCCAGGCGTCGAAAGATGTAGTTTTCGAAGTCGTCCTCAACCTTGCTGATCTGCTGTTGCAGCCCGTCGAGCTTCTTCCCGAAGTTCTCGTGCTCGAGGTGGCGCGCTTCCGCTGATTTTTCACCCATGCTCGGCTCCTACTTGATCCGCATGATGTAGACGACGCTGAAGCTTCGGCCGCGTGTTTCCTTGCCGGTGCGGGGGGTGCCGTTGGTGCCGTCGGTAGATGGAGAGCGCACATAGGTCCCTCCCCCAGCCTGGGTTGCCGCACCTCTAGTACCGGCCGCTCCACCAGTACCGGATGTTACGTCCACCCAAAAATCGTGCCAGTGCCCCTGCATCTGGTCGTCTTGCAGCACGCCGGCGGTGGTGCCGCCGCGCAGGTGCATGCCGCCGGCGACGCTGCTGTCGGCGTAGGCCCCGGCGGCGTTGAGGTTCGGCAGCTTCATCCCGTTCACCGGGCACTCGGTATCCGAGATGGTCGTGCCGTCCAGCTCCACGATGTTCTCGGGCCAGCTCGGCTCCGGCCAAATCTTGTACCCCTCGCCGCTGCCCATGACGTCGACGTCGATCGAGAGCTGTGTGCCGCTGTCGACGGCCGTCACGCGCGCCCATGTGCCGTCCGTCGAGTTGTATACCCAGTCCCCAGCGACCACCCCATCCGTGGAGAAGTCACCCCCGGTGTCGACGAGCTTGCCGGCGCTGGCCGAGGTCGTGGTGCCCGAGCACTTTTCCGTGGCGAGCGCCGCGACGAACCCCTTGTGGATCCCCGTGGGCACGAACGGCGGGAGCGTCTGCTGGAGAATGTCGAGGAAGGTCGAGGAGGTGACGAGCGCGCTCGGCTGTTTCAGCGGATCCAGGGAATCGGCGATGTACTTCCCCGAGAAGTACAGGTCGCCGGTCTGATAGGTCGCATTGATGATCGTGATCGTGTGGTAGACGTTGCGGCCCGAGCCCACGGCTGCGGTCACCCGGGCCGACAGGTCCGCGTCCTCCGTCGCCAGGGTGTAGTCGGTGCCCTCGGTGAGTAGCGTCCCGCCGCCGGCTGCCGCCGTGCGGATCGCGAGATCCTGTTTCGTGAACCAGTCATGGTCGAGGCTGAAAGCACTGGAGCCGACGTCCGACAGCGGCGTGTCGGTGAACGTGGTCCCGGTCAGTGTGATTTTCATCCGCGGTTTCATGCCACAACCTCCTGATAGGTCGCGCCCCACACCTCATCGTCCCAGTAGTCTTCGCCCCAGTAGCCGCCCTGCACGTACACGGTCTCCGGGTAGATTTCCACGATGCGGCATTCGAGGGAGATTTGCGCCGCGAGCAGGTCCTTCGTGATGCCGAGGATTTCGGCCTTCGCGACGCCGAGAAACCCGCCGCCCTGGCGCGCGACCGGGATGTCCACGAAGTCCATGATCTCCCGTTCGAGCGGCTGGAGCTTGAACTTCGCCGTGAGCTTCCGCATCACGCCACCGCTCAGCAGCATGATGTCGTCGGAGAAGGCCTGCGCCGCGGACGATGCGGTGAGCAGCGTGTCGAAGGTCTCCTCGCGGTAGATCTTGTAAGCCTCGAACACCGTGGCTTCCTGCGAGGTGTCGTGCAGGTAGCGGTGCTGATCCTCGTCCCAGTCGCGCGCGTAGCCGACCAGCGTGGAGCTTAGGACCTCGCTCGGGTCGTATTCCACGGTCGGCACCTCGAGCAGCTCGTCCTCGCCGAAGGTCTGGACCACCGCGCGGTAGGGCGTGTACTTCCGCAGCGTGAAGCGGCCGTCGTCGTGCTGGAAGAACACCAGCATCGAGGAGGCGCAGATGTCCTCGATGATCTCGTATACCTCGGTTGGGTCGTCGACGAGGATCCCGATGTCCGGCGCGAGGGCCGCAGCGATCGCCCATTCGGCCTGGTCGAAACTTGTCGCGTCGTAGACCATTCCGAGCTGCGCTTCGAGCAGGTCGAGGATGACGTCGGCGGCGTTCTCGATAGCGTCTCCGCCGGCATCCTCGTAGCCGGTGAAGTCGCACGTCACCTTGTCACCGGGTGAGTAGTTTGCCGCGGCGAGGGTGAATGTGCCGGTCGCGAGGTCGGTCGATGCCGTGGCCTTCGCCGCGCCGTTCACGCGGACTTCAGTGATCGCGTGGATTTCGTGGTCCGTGCAGTCGGCCAGCTTGAACGAGTAGTTTGCTGGGGCAGGAGACTCGGCCTCGTTCGTGCAGACGACCGGCGCGTTGAGGATCACACCGTAGGCGAGCGGGATCGGCTTGCCGATGTTCCCCGGCTTGATGTTCGGGTAAGTCGTGGCGTCGAAGACGCGCGAGGGGGCCCGGCGCGAGAGCGCCTTGCGCCCGTCTACCATCTGCACTTCGAGCGTGTCACGACCGACGCGGATGGTCTCGATGAGCCCCTGCCCCATGCGGATGAAGTCGGCGTAGTCGAACCCCTCGAAGCCCTGGAGGATGCGCACGCTGTTGCCGAAGACGTCGTTGTCCTCGCCGAGGCGGTCGAAGAATCCATCCGTGTTGTCGATGGAAATCCATCCGCCCTCGAAGGCGAGCCGACCGAAGAACAGCGGATCCCGGTGCTTCGAGATCGATGGAGCGCTCTTGAGCCGGCCCTCGTAGTAGACGCCGCCATACACCCCGGCATGATTCGAGATGCCGTAGACGACGCCTAGGGTGATGCGATGCAGCGACGGCTCGCCGCCGCCCTGGAGATGGATGTAGACACGGCGCGTGGAGGCGTCCCAGTAGAACGACAGCTCCGTGCTCTCGACTGCCGCGATGCTGCTCTTGCTGGCGAGGCGCGCAGCATCCGAGGAGACCGAACCGACCGAGACGATCGACTGCCCGACAACGCCATTCAGGAATGCCGCGTCGATGCGATCGTACACGGCATCGAAGTCGACATAGTACGTGAAGGCCGAGTAGTTGAACCAGGTCGTCTGCCGCTGGCCGAGGTCCAGCTCAACGAGGGTGATCTTCTTGGTACCGGGCTTCTGGGCCTCGACGGCGGCGATGCTCACGGCTCGTACTCGATGACGATCCAGCCGCGGTTGAAGGAGGTGGAGTCAAAGTTTACATTGTCAAAAAATCCGCCCGCGGTCCTTTCAAGATGGATGTTGCTATACAGGGCTATCCCCCAATATCCCCCTCCGAGAACGTCGATTGGGTAGCAGTAATTGCCCCCATCCAAGCGAATCATAACATCTACTTTTTTGATCTTGGTGGAGGTCACGCCATGGGCTACATTCACGGATTCGGTGGAGTCCATGTTCCAGTCGCCGATGTCGATGACCTTCCGCTTCCACGGAGTATCGTCGCTGCCGGCCTGGAGGCTCGCGCACGAAAGGTCCCCGGTGACGGTCAGGTCCCCGGTGACGTCGAGATCGTCGCCCAGCTCCACGGCTCCGTTGCCATAGCGCTTCACGCTCGCAACCTGCTTCTCCTCGTACAGCCACTTGCGCGCGTAGTTCCCGCTGCCATCCTTGTACAGCCCGCCGATCACGCGGACCGAGCCGGAGTACCAGCCCTGC